GAAAATAAAAATCAATATTATTAAACGAAACATATGTAAATAAATAACAGTGCATTAATTCATGATATAATGTTTTCTTTTTTGTTTCTTTTTTTATATCTTTGTATAACCATATTTCTTGAATACTAGGGAATGTAGTTCCATAATAGCAACCATCTCCACTAAAATCATTGTGAGCAGAACATAATTCGTTTTGTTCAACTTCTTTAATAATCCATTCTCTATCATTCATTTTAAATTTCATTTAATCAACTCCTAGTTATCTTTTGGTAACCATTTACCAAATTTATATTTTTTATTCAATTCATCAAATTTATTTTGTATAGTTTGATATTCTTCTCTGAATTTGTCATAAGTTTCTTTGCAATCTTTACATAATTCATAGTTACAATAAGTAATTCCGTCACAAACAAAATATGGTTTATTTATTTCCTTTTTACACCTATCACAAATATAATACTCTTTTATTTTCTTCATTTTTTATCACGTCCTATTATTAATAAAATTATATATATTATTGCTACACCTAATCCTATAAAAGCTCCTATAACTTCTATTTTTGCTCTTAATTCTAACCAAAACATTATTTATCATCTCCTAATCTATAATGTTTGTTTATACTTAAACAACTCACCAACTTTATTCTTTTTATGTGCGATTTTCTAAATCTTACACTATTTTCTCTTATATCATTGCCTACAAAATAATGGTTTTTCATATCTAATAGTTTTGTTTTATTCATATAGTCATTAGTTGAATATAAATAACCTCTAAAGGTATCATTATCAAACAATACAACTTCTACCATTTTATTTAGATATTTTTGTTCAAATTCATTTCTTTTCATCTGATACTCCTATTATTTCTTTATATTTATCACAAACCATTTTAATTGGTATAATTCCTATAAATTTTACACTTTCTAGCCATTTCATAAATTCTTTTTGTTGAGTTATTAATTTAGGTATATCTCCTATTGGTATTCCATAACAATGTGTTAAACAATCTTGCTGTACAATTTTATCTTTTGTTAATTCATGTGATAATATTTTATTTGTTGCATTATCAATAACTTCTTTTTGCTTTTTACTTTCTTCTTTCCAATTAATCATTTCATTAAATAACGCTTTAAATACATCTTTAGGTATTAAATAATGGTCTGAGCCTTGTATATAATATTTGTTATAATCTTCTAAATTCATTTAATCAACCTCATTTTCATAAACATTTCCTATTACTTTTGAAAGCCTAGCATTAATCAATTTAGGTGCAACTCTTGTTGAACTACCGCCATGTAATCCAGCATAGAAACAGCCTTTATCAAATTTAACTTCTTCAATATGTTTACCAGTACTGTCTTTGTATTCAATAATGTCACCTTCATAAATTTCTACACCATTTTTATCCTTTAGCCCTGTGTATTGCATAATAGGTAAATCAGTTTCGTTACATACACCGCCGCCAAAGTCATCATCATATTCATCATAAGCAAAACAATAAACACCTTTTTTTGATATATTAAAATCATAATTATCAAAACTGTTATTATCTTCAAAAGGTCTAAATCCTAAATGCTTGTCAGAATAAATCATTCTATTATGAACATTATCCCATGCTCTAAACTTTATTTCTCTATTCATTATTTATCACCTTTGCTTTCTAAATATTCATTTATACAATATTTTGGTAGATGTTTAATCACTTGTTTATCAAGTTCTTCTAATGTTCCTGCAATCCAACTATTTCCATAATCACAACTTCCTGTTGATAAAGCAACATAATTTAATTGATATGTTTTATAATATTCATCATATTTTTTATTTATAATAATACCCACTGCAATATAACTATCCCCACTCATTCTTTTATCTTCAACCATAATTAAATCTCCAACATTATAATCATGATATTCAAAATCATCATTAAAATAATTCTTTAATCTTCCATTAAATGATAATCCTAATAATTCTCTATGATTTGCTTTCATACTTACTCTCCTTTGCTTTCTAAATTAACAAGTCTTTGTTGTTCTATTTCTCCTAAATGTTGTATTTTAACAATAAACTCATATAATTGTTCTATTTCTGCCTCTAATATTTTTACTTCTTTTTGCATATCATTATCTAATCTTTTAATATTTTCAAGTAAAGTAAATTCTTCTTTATTCATTATTCCTCCACCTTAACAACTAAATCGGCTTTTATTAAGTCATATAATAAAACTAAACTTGTACCATCAATACCATTTATTTGCCTATTCCACAAATCAATAAAAACGCCATCTTTATCTAATGTTTCATAACTCCAACCACCTTCATAATCACTATCACTATCATAATCTAAATTGTATTTATATTCTAATTCTTTCAAATCAACATCTTCTCTTATTTTAAGCATAATATCATTCCTTTCTTAATTTGTAATCATTATCTACAAATTTACTAATTGCTTGTTCAATTTCTTCCCAACTGTTAAATACATAATAGCCACCATAACTATTCTCCAAGCCTGTTTTAACATTTGTAAAATATTGTGGTTTATTCTTTTCATCAAAAATTATTTTTGTAATTTTCATTTTAAATAATTTTATTTGCTCTCCTAACCCTTGAATTTCTTTTCTATCTGCAAAACCATAACTTCTATACGGATATGCTAGTAAATAAACTGTATCTCCAACTTGATATTCTGTCTTTGTTCTAATTTTTGATTTAAATAAAATTTTAAACATTATCTATCATTCCTTTCTTTAATCTTTTGGCATTTCATATACTGCAATTTTTTCCACTCTGCCTATTATTTGATTGACTTCATTTAGGCTCTTATTATTAGCTAATGTTAATATATTATTGCAACCATCTAAAACTTCTTTATCTATGATACATTTATGTATTTCATCTAATACTTCTAATGCTCTATCTTTTGTTTTGTATGTTCCTAAAATTCTGTAAACACCAAGTGTGTCATAAGCCAATATACTATGATTATTATCTTTTCGGTTATATCTTAATTCTGGTGATTTCATTAAAAGTTCTTTAGATTGGCTTCTAATCCATAATTCCATTTTCATTCACTTCCTTCTCTATAATATCCTTGCTATTTCATAACCATACACTTCATCTTCATTGAATTCATATAAATGAGTATTTTCACAATCATTTAAACCAATAATAATTTGTTTACCATCTTTCAAAACATTGATTCTTTTATCTGATGAAATTTTTATAACTTTGTATAATTCTTCTTTATGTTTGTATTTAATCGTCATTTTAAACATCATTGTCATTTATTTCCATTTCTTTTTTCAAAAATTCTTCTTTAGTTAATGTTCCATTTTCTAGTTTAGTTAACATTGCATCTATTTCTTCTATTGTCATATTTTTTCCAAATAAACTTAAAATCATAATAGCTTGTATCCAATTGTTATCTTTAAGAATTTTCTCGTGTTTATCTAACATTTCTTTTAATTCGTCCATTTTTATCAGTCCTTTCTATTTCCAACCTAATTCTTCTACTTGTTTGTTTATTGTTTTCCATAAATCCATTCCGATAGGTGGTATGCAAGAAATACCACTCATACTATGTTGGAAAAATTTAATATTTTGGTTTAATAAATCAAATTCTATATCAAGCCAACTATATTTATAATTTATACTTGAATTGCATTTATAAATAAATTTGTGTTTTACTATTTTTTTCTCTTCAAACACATTTTTCCACGTATTCATTTCTTCTTTAAATTGAAATCCTAGTTCTTCAAATAACTCTCTAGCACTTTTCATATTTTAATCATTTTCCTTTCCTAATTCTTTTAATTTGTTTTCTATTTCCTCTTTTTGTTTTACTAGTTCTTTCTCTAGTTTTTCTTTTTGCTCTTCTAATTCTTTTTGCTTATCTTTTAAAGCAACATATTCTTTGAATTCTGGCAATTTCATATATTCTATTTTTTGTAGTTTTTCTATCATTTCTATCATTAATTTGATTTTTGATAAATTATTAAACACAAGACCTGAATTGCTGACCCAATTACCTAATTTAATAATATTTTTTTCTTTTGTAAAATCTACTGTTATTTCTCCATCGTCTATATTTTCATAATTATATCTTTTATAATCACATTTAAATATAATTCTCAAAATATATCTTTTGTCATACATGTCATCAAATTTTAAATAAAATCTTGTTATATCTAATTTATCTCTATAATTTTCAATTATCTTTAGTACTTCTTCACTTTTTACTTCAAATTCTTCTTTCATATTTTAATCATTCTCCTTTAAATTATTTCCCATTTTATCAATACGTTTTGAATATAATTATCTATTTTTTCTTCTATTGTATCCCCTTTAAACCAGCAATTTTGTTTCCAATTGTAAGCAGACACGCACTCTTGTTCTATCTTTCCACTTGGGTAAATATAAAAGTAAACACTTCTAAACTCACTTTCATAATAAGTTGCTCTTCCGCCTAATGATATACAATAACAATTTTCATTATTCCAATTAATAATGTTTTCTTCAATATTAGAATTAATTGTTATGTCTCGACGATTTTCATAACCACCTTTGCCACTATATTTTAAATATTTAGAACATATATTTTTAACCATTTCTACCTTATCTTTTGGTATTACTTTTTTTAATTCTTCATTATCAGCACTACAACTTATTCCACAATAAACACTAATTTCAAATTGCAAATTGCATTTATCACATTTAACTTTTCTATAGTTTGAATATTGTTTGCATATCTTAAAATTATATTCATTATATTCATCACAATAAGGGCATTTTATTCTAAAATTGCTCATAACTATTTCTCCTCTTCAAAATATTTATCAAAATCTTCTTTTTTTATTAATTCTGCTATAACTTCATTTTCTCCACATATAACCATTTGTAATATAATAGTTGATTTATTAGATTGAAATAAACCATCTGCTATCGAACTTGTTAAATAAAATCTATCAAACCAACTCTCTTTATATGTTTTATATATTCCACCACTGCAAGCATTAATTTTTAATGTATTATTTGTATTATAATTACTATATAATAGACCCATATTAGTCCTCCTGTCCCTCTTTTTTCTCCTTTAAATTGTTAATTTCATCTATTAATTTGTTAATTGTGTCTTTCATAGCTCTATTCTTTTCTTTTTGAGTATTTAAAGTTCCAAAATCTATTTTTTCTATCTTCTTTGGTTCTTCAATTATTTCTACTTCATCGTTTAAAAATTCTATAATTTCTTCATTATTTCTATTTCCAAATTCGATGTAAACATCATATAAAAAATCGTTCTTATCCCAATAACCTGTTGCTTTATTATATCTTACTTTATTTTTTGTCACTCTTTCGTTAGCATATTTTATTAATAAATCTATTACTTTAATTTTCATTCTTAACATCTCCTTTTGCTTTTTGTATTATTTCCTCGATATCTTCAATGTCTCCGTTAAATACAAATTTAGGTATTGTAAGTCCGTATATATGCAATTCACTTTCTCTTTTGTGATTTTCTATATATTTTTCAATTTCATCTAATGCTTGTTCTAATTTTTGATTTTGTTTTAACATTTCTTCAATATCACTATTTAAATCATGTTCAATATCGTTCTCATCTTTAAAATTATATTGTGAACTATAACCGTCCAAATAATCTTTTAATCTTTCTTTACAATTCATTTTATCAAATCCTTTCTTAAACTCTATTTTTAATCTCGTAAAACGACTTTTTAATATATTTTAGTACAATTATACTCTAATCATACTTTTAACAATATCAGCATTTGTTATGTTAACGTGTTTTATCATTTAATCAGATTCCTTTGTTAATTTATCAAAAAAATTTTCTTTATTATCTCTTAGATTATTCCCATAAACTCCATCAATAACATCAACTAAACAATCTTTAATAACTTTTGCTTCCCCATCATCTTTTAATTTTTCGATTAGTTGTATAATACATAACTTCATATAAGCATTTTCTTTAACTAATTTTAAACGTTCGTTCATCTTTACTCACCCACCTTATACGCAATTTGTTCCATTTGTTCTTTTGTTAATACTTTGTCTATTTGATAATCAACCAATGTAATAGTTTCTCCTTGTTTATTTTTAGAATAAGTAAATACATAATCTTTATATATTTTCCAACATTGATACATTTTACCATCTCTTCCTAAAATAATATCTTTTGATTTTATTAAGTCAATTATGTTATAACTGGCTTTAACTATTTTTTCTAAATTGTCTTTTTCTAAAAAGTCAATACTATCACCATAAGTTCTATAAAGGTCTTTATCAAAAAATATTGTGTCATCATCAATGTAATCTACTTTTGCTATAATTCCATCTTTAGTTCGTACATACATATTTTCTTTAAGTTCTAATTTCATTGTTTACCTCCTAAATAATTTCAATTCATCTATTCCAAAACAATATTCTTTTTTAGTTTTAGGGAAATGAACTATTAAAGGTTTTTCAAAATTTTCAAATTCGAAATTACAAACATAGCCAATTTCTCCAATTAATTTAGTATATTGTGGTAACCCATCATTTTTAATTATTTCAACTTGTTCTCCAACTAATTTTTTGTATTTACTATAATGTAGTAATATATTTAAGCAAAGTTTTATTTTTCTAATAAATGTAGCATTTCTATTTATCATTTAATTTCTCCTGTCATTTCTTTGTATTTTTGTAAAATTTCTTTAGCAGTATAATATCTACCATATTCTTCGGAATAATTATCATTTACATAATTTCCATATTCTTTTTTTAATGAATTAATATAATCTTCTAAATATTTTATAAATTCTTTTTGTTGGGTATAATATTTATCGTGAGTGTCATAAGCACCTTTAAAATACTCAATATTTCTTTCTTCGAGTTGCTTCTTCAATTCTTGATTTTCTTTTAATAAATCATTGTAATCAGGAACTTTATTTAATCTATCAACAGCATTCATTAAGTCATCAACATTTATACTATTCATAGTGCTTATTGAATTATATGTTTCAGCCTTTGGAATTTTCATAATCTCTTTTAATAATTCTTCTTTATTCATTACTATCACTTCCTTCTAGTTCTTGCATTTTATTTAATAAGAAATCTATATCAACATCAGTGCAGGTACCACAATAACCATTAACATTAAATTTCTCTTGTCTTACTTCTTTAAGCATTTTCTTTATATAATTCCAGTTATCTTTTAGTTGTTTATTTTCTTCAGTATTTGATTTTAAAAGTATATCATAAGTTTGTATAGCACCATTTAAGTTTTTGTTTTCTTGTTGTAATTTATCTATTTTTAGTTCATCTTCTGCAACCCAATTATAAACATCTATTTTATCCATTTCTCTGCAATGTGATATTATTCCTTGTTTAAATTCAAAAGGATTATTTAAGATATATTTTCCCATAAATTCTTTATCTTCAATATTCATTCTGACACCTCTTTATCTTCTAATATTTTTAATAAATCATCTATATAATTACTAGGATAGCCTCCTGTTATTTCTATGCTATCTTTTATTTCAAAAATAATTTTACTTAATTTATCAATAACTTCTTTTTGCTTTTTACATTGTTTTTCTAAAATTAAATTTTCACCAGATAATTCCATAATTTGTAATGCTAATTCAGTTGTTGGCTTTTTTGATAAATCATTGACTATATCTAATATTTCTTTATCCATATTCTTATTTCTCCTCTTCTAATATTTGTAATAATATATCTCTATCTATTACTTCTAAAAATTCATCACTTAATAAATCTTTTACTTTATCAATAATTTCTTTTTGCTTTTTGACTTGATGTTCTAAATCGTTAATATAGTTCATTATATCTTTTGTTTCATCATTGCATATTGTTGTATCTCCAGAATATGTTAATCCTGTTGGTGTTGATATTTCTAACAAAATTTTTTCAATTATTTCTTTATCCATTATTCTTATTTCTCCTTTTATTAAAAATTATATAATTTCATATTCTTCTTCATTTTTACTATTTTCATATTCAATAGAATCTTTATAACATCGATCACAACATCTGAATTTTTCTCCTTTAAAATTAGTACAAAGAGGCAATTCAATATCGCCATCATTTACAATCACTATATCACCACAATTTTCACATATTCTAACAAAATCAGTAATATATTCTTCAAACGAATATAATTTTTTAAAGCTTTCTCTTTCATCGATATATTTTTGTAATACAATATTCATGTTTCCCTTATTTAAATTTTCAATTGTCATTATCATTTCATCTCCTTACTTATATGACAATATTAATATACCATATTATAAGTTATTAGTCAATAAAAATAAAAAA